CAGCAACAACAAGTGATTACAATTTGTTAAAAGGAGATACAGGACCACAAGGAGAGCAGGGACCGCAAGGTATTCAGGGTGAAAAAGGAGATACTGGAGCAACAGGACAAGATGGAATAACTCCTAATATTCAAGTAGGAACAACAACAACATTAGCAGCAGGAAGTGAAGCAACAGTAACTCAAAGAGGAACAACAGCAAATCCTATATTTGATTTTGGTATTCCTAAAGGTGCAGATGGTGCTGGTGGAGGTGTAACAAATTATAACGATTTAACCAATAAACCAGTTATAAATCTATCAAGTGAAGATACTTCTAATCCTATTGTTCTTTATAATCTTGATGAAGGTATTTATAAATTGTATGGATATATAAAGTATTATTCAACTTATGATGGAACAACAGCAATAACAAGTCCTTTATTAATGTCAATATCTAAGAGTTCAACAACTACTTATGTTCAGTTATTGCAACCATATGGAAACAAAGTAATTGGTTATGAAATTACAAGTAACAGTTATACTGAAAAAACATTGGATGGTGGAGTTGCAGGAGATACATTGCCGATAGGATCAATGATGCCTTATGGAAGTACCACTATACCAGAAAATTGGTTGTTATGTAATGGGCAAGCAGTTTCTAGAACAACTTATTCTGATTTATTTGCAGTTATAGGTACAAGTTATGGTGATGGAGATGGTTCAACAACATTCAATTTACCTGATAAGCAAGGAAGAGTATCAGTTGGTTTATCTTCATCAGAAACAGAGTTTAATTTATTAGGAAAAAAAGATGGTGCAAAAAAACACACTTTGACTATAGATGAAATGCCAAGTCATCAGCACACTATAAAATGTTCTCAAAATGATACAGGTTTCGGTGAGAATTATCTTACTGCTGGTAAACTAGGCAATTATAGTACATCTAATGACCCTATATTTAATACAGGTGGAAACCAAGGACATAACAATTTACAACCATATGAAGTAGATTGCTGGATAATTAAAGCATTTCAAAGTTCTGGAGTGGTAGCAGAAGTTTCAAATACAAAAAGCACAAGTACTACTGATACTTATAGTTGCTCTTATATAAACAACCTAAATAATTATTCAACAGAAGAAAAAGTGATAGGCAAGTATACAGATGGTTCGACTTTATATAGTAAAACAATAAATATAGGAACACCAAGTACAGTAAAAACTTATATACAGCATGGCATAAGTAATGTAAAAAATTTTATAAATGCTCATGGCAGATGTGATAGAAATGATGGTAAACAGCAAATGATACCCGCAAATTATACTAGTTGGGAAATTTGGTTATATGATTTTACTTCAACAGAAATAAGTTTGTATTTTAGTACTAATCAATGGTCATATAGTCCAACTAATGTTCAAATAACACTTGAATATACAAAAACTAGTCCATCAGATTCAGTAAAGTAAAGGAGGTTAGAAATGGAAATAGATATTTATTTAAATAATGATAGAAATTATAGTTGTAGCAACTTAATCATAGGAAAAACTTATGAAAACGAAGCAACCAAACTATGGTTTATGTTAGATGAAAAAATGTATGATAAAGATTTTTATTTAGAATTTGAAAAAATAGATGGTACAAAGTTCAGTACACCTAAGTTAGAAATTCAAGAAGAAATAATAGAAAGCGAAGCCGAAAAATTAACGATTAAATATGTTGAATATGCTATTCCAAATTCATTATTAGATATTGCTGGTGATCTTAAAGTAGAAGTAGTACTAAGAAAAGATGGAACAGTATTTAAAACTTATACAATAAAATTTACAATATTAAATTCAATTAATGCTAGTGAAAATATGCCAGAAGAATATCCTGATTTTATATCAGAAGCACAAAAAGTTCTTGATGAAACAAAAGAAGTATTAGGTGATGTAGAAAAGGCATTACCAGTCGGAGGTACAGCAGGGCAAGTATTAACTAAATTAAGTGATACTGATTTTGATTGTAAATGGAGTAATGCAGGACAAGGAGATATGATGAGTTCTGTATATGATACTAATCACGATGGAATAGTAGACAATGCAGAAAAAGTTAATAATCATACAGTAGATAGTGATGTACCAAGTAATGCTAAATTTACAGATACAATTTATGATGATAATGAAGTATGGCTATTTACTGATGATCAATTTGTAAGTGCAAGTGAAAAGGAAACTTGGAATGGAAAAAGTAATTTTAGTGGAAATTATAACGATTTAACTAATAAGCCTACAATTCCAACAGTACCAACAAAGATTAGTGCATTCACAAATGATAAAGGATACTTAACAGCAATTCCTAGTGAGTACATAACTGAAACAGAATTAAGTTCTGCTATTAGTGGCAAGGCAAATGCAAGTGATATTCCAAATATAAGTGGACTTGAAACTAAAACAGATGCAAGTAGTAAATTAACAGAAGCAAAAACATATACAGATACAAAAGTTGCAAATTTAGTAGGTACAGCACCGACAACATTAGATACATTGCAAGAAATAGCAGAAGCAATTCAAAACAATGAAACAGTTGTTAGTACTTTAAATAATGCTATTGGCAATAAGGCAAATAAAAGTGATTTAGCAACAGTTGCAACTACTGGATCATATAGTGATTTAAAAAACAAGCCTACAATATTTAGTGGAAATTATAATGACTTAACTAATAAACCTAGTCTATTTAGTGGTTCATACAATGATTTAACCAATAAACCAACCATCTACACAGCAGTAACAAAAATTTGGGAGTAGTTTATGGGTGTAACACAAGTAAATGGAGTTACCATTAACAAACTAACTCTTTCTAAATATAGAGAGTTAAAAAATAGTAACTCACTTTCAAAAAATGAGAGTTATGTTATTACTGACATAGATGAGCAATTACCAATATATAAAGCAAGTGAAGATGCTTCTAATCCAATCATATTAAGAAATTTAAATACTGGTATTTATAAAATATATGGTTATTTTAAATATTATTCTTCTCAAAGTGGAATAAGTGGAGTAGATCCCTTTGCTTATGTAATTGTAGAGAAAGGAACATCTTACTCTTATGTAACTATTATTTCGAGTAATAGTTCTAAAAGGTACAAGATAACTAATAGTTCTTATGAAGATTTAGATGATAGTGGTTGGAAAAATGCTACATTAACTAGTAATTTCAATGCTTATAGCAATATTTCTTCAAATACACCTCAATATAGAAAAGTAGGAAATATAGTTGAAATAAGAGGAGTTGTATCACCAAAAAGTAATTTGACTGGTAGCACTACTGGCGTAACAATATTTACTTTGCCGACAGGATATAGACCATCAAATGCGATTTTTGAAATATGTCAAGGTTCAGGAAAAAATGTTTGGTTACTTACAATTAATTCAAATGGTACAGTTCAATTTTCAAGATATGGAACAAATGCTAATGCAACAGCAAGCACTAGTGCTTGGCTATGTTTTAATAAGACATTTACTATTTAAGGATTGATTAAATGAGATACTTTACAAAAGTACATGATTTTTATAAATCTAAAGAATGGAAACAATTAAAACAAATTTTAATGAATGAAAGGTTAAATGAAAATGGTGAGTTAATTTGTGAACATTGTGGGAAACCAATTTTACATACTTACGATTGCATTCCTCACCATTTTCAAATTCCTTTGACTTTAGAAAATGTTAATGATCCAAACATTTCATTAAATAAAGATAATCTTATGCTTGTACATTTTAGATGCCACAACCAACTAGAACATAGATTTTCTAGTTATGAGAAAAATGTATATTTAATAGTTGGTCCACCTTGTAGCGGTAAAACAACCTTTGTTAAAGAAACCGCTAATGGGCAAGAAGATTTAGTATTAGATTTTGATGAAATATGGAAATCAATAAGTATAAATGATAAATATGTTAAGCCAAACAGATTAAAGCCAGTAGCATTTGCAATGAGAGAATGCCTTATGGAACAAATCAAAATGAGAAATGGGAAATGGATAAATGCTTACATAATATCCACAGAGCCATTTGTTATGAATAGAAAAAGACTATGTGATAGTTTAGGAGTAACAGAAACAATCTTTATGGATACAACAAAAGAAGAATGTTTAAAGAGATTACATGAAAATCCACAAGGAAGAGATATAGAACTATATGAAAAAGTTATAAATGACTACTATGAAAATTTTCAAAGTGAAGAATTAATTTGATAAAAAAGTTTTCAAATAGTATATAATATAAATAGGAGTGAATATGAAACAAATACTTAAAGATATGATAAAAATTTACAAGCCAAAAGGAATAGATTGGTTAGGCTTTAAGGTTGATAGAAACAATCCTTATTCATACCATCATATCTTTAAAAATGTATATGGAGACTATTCACATCTAGATCCAAATTACAGGTGGAACAATGGAGCAATATTAAGTAGAAAAGGGCAAGCATACATACACTCTTTTGAAAATAAAGATATTGAATATTATAGACAATTAAATAATTTGCTAAAAGAACTTAATGAAACAATGCAACCACCAACAGAAGAACATTGGAATAAATTAAATAAAGTGAAAAGGAGAAATAAAAATGATTATTAAAGAGGTAAAGGCAAACATCAATTATTTAGATTGTATTCTAAATAAAAATATATTAAAAGGAGAAGATCTTGTTTCTTTATATAAAGAAGCAAACATTGAATTATCTGATGAGAGAATAGCAGAATTAGAAAAAGGTAATGTAACAAGTGAGGGAGTACCTTTCATTAATGTAGTTAGAGAAAACATTCCTACTAATGAAGATGAAAACAAAGAATTAGATAATGAAGATGAAAACAAAGAATTAGATAATGAAGATGAAAACAAAGAATTAGATAATGAAGATGAAAACAAAGAATTAGATAATGAAGATGAAAACAAAGAATTGAAAGATAAATCTAATTTAGAAACAGCAGACCTAAAAAAAGATAATGTTGAAACAGCAACAGTTAAACCAACAAGAAAGAATAGTAAAAAAGAAGAGAAGTAATATGAGTGAAAGAGCAATAGTAAATATAATAGATAATCTTGATAGTACGAGTACAACAGATGCATTAAGTGCAAATCAAGGAAGAGTTTTAAAAGGAATGATTGGTAGTGCTAGTAGTGTTAGTGTAATTAATAACTTAACCAGTACAAGCCAAACAGCAGCCTTATCTGCAAATCAAGGAAGAGTATTAAAAGGGCTAATAGACAATATAGGTAGTAATGTTACAAAGTTAACTGGAACAAGTAGCAAACCTATTGTACTAAACACTTTATCAACAGGTGTTTATATAGTAACAGGTTACTATAAAGCAACATCAACCTCTACAGCCTCTAATACTAAAGAACATATAATAGCAAGTGTTTTAAATCGTGGTGATAATACAATGTGTTATACATTGATAACTCCAACAGCAGTGTTTAGAAGAGTAGATATTGAAAACAATGCAATCATTAACAACGATTTATTTAGAATACTGAATGGCGAGTTCTTATATAATGGCAAACCAGTAGCATATTCTGATACAAGTTGGAATGAGAACATAACATTATATAGTGGAATATCAAAACACAATGCAACTTCTTTCCCAGTTAGATGCAAGAAGCAAGGTAATGCTGTTTATGTTGAAGGTGCTATAAAAGGAGTTACGACTAAACAAAAGGAAATAGGAGTATTACCAGCAGGATATAGACCAAGTAAAGTACAATACTTCACACAGGCTAGATCAGGTGGAAAGATAGATACATTTATGATTAGTACAAATGGAGTTATTGAGATAATGAACTCAACAGCAGATACATTTAATGCAAGTGATTATCATTTCATTAGTACATCATTTATGATTTAGTTTAATTTGATTAATGACACCCCCCCACTCTTCACTTCCTCCCATTTGGCTGGGGTACTGTAAGGGGGCCTCATTTCTCACACAAACCAAAATTTCAAACTTTTTTGATTTGAAAAATCCTAAAATGCGAAAAAGTGGTTTAATATCCGAAAATTACATATAAAATAACACTACTTAATAGGTAGTGTACTGATGATATACAATGGATAGGTTAGGTTCGCCATTATGGCACTAAATTTCTAACAGGCTAACTATTTTAGAAAACATAGTTTATATCATTGGTACAGTATCTATTAAAGATACTAGAAATCCCCTTTATAATAATTTTTTTACACTACTTAATAGGTAGTGTACTGATGATATATAAAAAAACGAGTGAGGAAAGGTTTTTATTCTAGGCTTGTTTTCCATGAGTAGTTTGAATCTATAGAAATCCATTATATCATTAGTACAGTGCTTATTAATAAGTTAATAAATAGTATTCAAATAATAAAAGAAGGTGAAATAAATGAATAAAGAACAATTGAATGAAATATTTAAAGAAGTAGATGAAAATAAAAAGAAAATAGTTCAATCAATGTTCGATGATTTTATTCACGAACACGAATTACTAGAAAAACTAAAACCACAAATAAAGGCAGTTGAACAGCCGAAAAATCAAAGAGAAGCCGAAAAGTTAAAATACTTCACCAAAATATACAGTGATACATCACAAAGGCATGATAGCAAAATTAAAATTATGTTATCAACTTTAAGTAAATTTGAAGGTGATGAAGAAAATCCAATTGCAGCATGGCTTAGAGAGAAGTCTAATAAATGAATTGTTTAGAAGAATATAGAGATAAGGCAAAAAAAGGTGAAATCATAGTAGGAAGAGAAATGATGACTGGTTTAGATAAGTATTATGAAGAACTATCTGATGAAAGATACTACTATGATACAAGTGATTATGAACTTAGAAGTGAGTTCATGGAAAACTTTATTAAATTAACTAAAAGTCCTTTTTATGGAAAGCCAATGCAATTAATGTTATGGCAAAAGGCTTTTCTTGAAACCTTGTATTCTTTTAAAAGAAAAGACACAGGATTAAGAAGATTTAAAAAAGCAATATTGCTAATAGCACGAAAGAATACAAAATCAGAAACTTGCAATGCAATTGGAGATTGCGAATTAATGTTAGGAAATTCTGGTTCTGATATAGTTTGCAGTTCTAATGATGATAACCAAGCAAATATTTTATTTGATGGTATGAATACTATGAGAGAAATGTTTGATCCGAAAGGAGAAATAACTCATAAAAATTTACAGTTTATAAAAAACAAATTAAATGGCAGCAAGATATTCAAATTATCAGATAGAACTAGAAATAAAGAAGGAAGAAATATAGATTTTGCAATTGTAGATGAAGTTCACGAAATGAAAGATAACATAATTGTTAAATCAATAGAAACTTCTCAATCCACAAAAGATGAGCCATTGTTAATATTAATTACCACAGAGGGATTTGTTTATGATGGATATTTAGATAAAGAATTAAAATATGCCAGACAAGTCCTAAATGGAGAAATAGAAGATGATACATATTTAGTTTGGTTATATACACAAGATAGTGAACAAGAAGTATGGCAAGATGAAAAAAGTTGGTATAAATCTAACCCAACTCTAGGAATAGTTAAGAAGTGGGATTATTTAAGAGACCAATTAAATAAGGCTAGATATTCAACAGAAGATAGGGCTTTTGTTTTGGCAAAAGACTTTAACATAAAACAAAATGCTACTCAAATGTGGCTTATGGATAGTGATTATACATATATCCAGGAAGAATCACAATTAGCAGATTTTAAAAATTGTTATTGTTTTGGAGCGGTAGACTTATCACAAACAACAGACTTATCAAATGCAAAAATATTACTAATGAGACCGAATGATAATAAGAAGTATATCTTTAGTAAGTATTTTATTCCTCAAAGCAAATTACAAGATAGCAATGATAAAGAAGCAGGAGCAAAATATGAAGAATGGGCAAGAGATGGCTTATGTGAAATTCACGAAGGAAATGCTATTGATTTAGCAAAAATAGCAGAATGGTTCAAGAGCCTTTATACAGACTATGGAATAATGGTTTATAAGTTAGGATATGACCAGAGATTTGCAAAGGACTTCTTGGATACTATGAAAAACTATGGATATGGATATAACAAAGGTGAAACTTGTGAAATGATTAACCAAAGTAAATATGTAATGAGTGTTCCTATGAAAATGGTTGAAGCAGATTTAAAAAGTCAATTAATTCATGGACTAAATGATATGGATAAATGGTGTTTATCAAATACAAGTTTTGAAATAGATGGACAGCAAAATATAATGCCTATCAAGGTAACTGCTTCAAAAAGAATAGATGGAGCAGTAACATTGATTATCTTATATGCAATATTTATGAGATATAGAAATGATTATATGAAATCTTTAAAGTGAGGTGAACAAATGGGATTATTTGATAAAATAAAAATAAAGGTTACAAATAAAGTATTACAATGGGCTAGTTCTGTAAGAGGATATGCACCTTCATTTTCTCAATTTGGCGAAGATATTATGAATGATGATACAGTGTTGACTATTGTAAATAGGATACTGAATGAATATTCTAAACTAAATCCTAGACATATAAGAACAGTTGAAGGTAAACAAGTTAAAGTGTCGGATAACAATATTAATAACTTATTAGAATTTCCAAATAACTTAATGACAAAATCGGATTTTATAAGAAAGATAGCATTTTTAAGAGAGACTTATGATAATGTGTTTATTTATCCATCTTATGATCTTTACTATAATAAAAAAACTAAAGTTACCAAAAAAGTTTATACAGGATTGTATCCATTGCAACCTAGAAATGTAAACTTTTATGAAGATGAAAGTAACACTATTTATGTTGAGTTTCAACTACCAAATGGAGAGTATTCAGGAAAGATACTATATGATGAGGTAATTCATTGGAGAAAAGATTATGGTATCAACGAATATATGGGTGGAGACAACGATGGTGTTCCAAATAATAGTGCTTTATTAAGACATTTACAATTGAATGATAAACTACTTCAATCTACATTTAAAACAATAGAAGGATCACTAACTATCAATGGTATATTAAAATATGGTGGATTAATTAATGCAGAAGAAAGAGAACAATCAAGGCTAAAGTTTGAAGAAAAATTAAAAGAAAACAAAACTGGAATTATTGCATTAGATAATGGTGGAGACTATATTCCAGTACCTTTCAATGGTAAACTAATTGAAAAAGATACACTAGAGTTCTTTAAAAAATCAATCTTACAACACTATGGAGTTAGTGAAGCAATATTAAATGGTGATTATACTAATGAACAAAAAGAAGCCTTCTATGAAACAGTATTAGAAAGTGGAGTTATTAGTTTAGGACAAGCATTTAGTAGAGTATTGCTAACACCATTTGAAAGAAGTAATGGAAATACAATTATATTCTACACAAATAGAATACAAATGATGAATGCAGATAAAAAAATAAAACTAGCAGAGGTATTATTGCCAGTTCAAGGTTGTACACCAAATGAGATAAGAAGTTGGTTTGGTGAAGCACCAATTGATGGTGGAGATCAAACATATCGCTTCCTAAATTGGGTATCAAGTGATATAGCAAACGATTATCAAATGAAAACAATAAATAAAAACAATAATGCTTCAAATAGTGAATATAATAACAATGATGAAACAAATAATGATACTATAAAGGTAGGTGATAATAATGAAGAATGATAAAGAAATGAGAAATGTTGAATTTAGAGCAACAGAAGAAGAAGGAAAAATGATTTTAGAGGGATATCCAGTTATATTTAATCAAGAAACTTTAATAGGTGATCCTGAATGGGGTTGGTATGAAGTTATTGATAAAAAAGCACTAGATGATGCTGACTTATCAGATGTACCTTTAAAATATAATCATGGTGATGCTAAAGGAATTTTAGCAAGAACTAGAAATGGAAGTCTTAAACTAACTATTGATAATAAAGGTTTAAAGATGAGAGCAGAATTAATAGATACAACAGATAATGTTGATATTTATAAATGTGTTAAAAGTGGTTTGCTTGATAAAATGAGTTTTGCTTTTAATGTTATTGAGGATAATGTAGAGCAAAAAGCAGGAGAAACACCAAGAAGAACCATTACAAAAATTGGTAGATTGTTTGATGTAGCAGTAGTGGATTTACCAGCATACGATCAGACTTCTATATATGCAAGGAGTAAGGAAATTGTTGGAGAACGATTAAGAAACTTGCAACCATCACTGGAGAGTGATGAAGCAGTATTGGAGAATGCTGAGGATAGGGCTAAGGAACAATTAGAACTAGAAAAATTAAAATTTCAAATTCTATACGAGAAAGGAGAATAAGAATGAAAGAATATTTGGAAAAAGTAATCAATGCTAAAACTAAAGAAGCAGAAGATATTAGAGCAGAAGTAAAGAAATCAGAAAGTGCTGATGAAGTTAGAGCATTAGGTGAAACATTAGAAAAAGTTCTTGCTGAATTAAGTGATGCTAAAGAACAATTAGCAAAATTAGAAGAACAACCTGGTGAAGAGCCAAAAGATGAAGAGCCTAGAGCAGATGAAGAACCTAAAGAAGAAGAACCAACATCAGAAGATGATGATGATAAAGAGGAACAAAAGGCAGAAGATGATGATGAGGAAGAAGAACCAACATCAGAAGATGTAAAGAGAAATGCTGACTGGGTAAAAGTTGATGCTAACAACTTAAAAAAAGTAGCAAGTTTTGAAGAAAGAGGAGGAAATAAAATGAACGAAAAAGAAATTAGAGAACAAAAAGAATTAGTTGAAAAAAGAGCAAAAGACCTAATTGAAGGTAGAGCAATCACAGTTGCAAGTTCTGATATTTTGTTACCAAAACATCAATCAAGTGATTTAGCAACTGCACCATTTAGACAAGTTTCAAGTTTTGTTGATTTAACAAAAATGAAGAACTTACAAGGTGGTGAAAGTTATGAAGAGCCATTTGTAAAATCTTATGGAGAAGGTGGAGAAACAGCAGAAGGAGCAGACTACACAACTGCTGAAACTGAATTTGGAAATGCAGAAATTAATAAAGTTAAAATTACTGCTTATGCTGAATTTAGTGAGGAAACTGAAAAATTACCTGCTGCTGATTATGAATCAGAAATTAGAAAAGGTGTAGAAGTAGCACTTAAAAAGAGATTAGCATATAACCAAATTTGCGGTGCTGGAACATCTAATACATTTACTGGTATCTTATCTACTGCTGACAACAATGTTTGTGTACTTAAATCAGATGATTTAACAATCAATAAATTAGACCAAGATACATTAAATACAATCATCTTTAATTATGGTGGAGATGAAGAAGTAGAACAAAAAGGAGTTCTAGTATTAAATAAAGCAGACTTACTTGCATTATCATTAGTAAGAAATGATGTAGGAGATCATGCTTATAAAATTGATTTAAATAATCAAACAATCAATACTGTTCCATATGTAATTAATAGTAATTGTAAGGCATTAAGTGCAACATCAACAAGTACTGGAGATTATACTATGTTCTATGGTATTCCTCAACACTATACAACTGCAATCTTTAGTCCAGTTGATATTAAGAAATCTTATGACTACCAATTCAAGAAAGGTATGGTTGCTTACAAAGCAGTAGTATTTGCTGGTGGTAATACAACTTCTTACAGAGGTTTCATGAGAATTAAAAAAGGTGGAACTACACCAAGTGCATAATTGAGTATTCAAATAGTAAAAAGTAGGTGAACATATGAAAAAAGTTGTATTACTTCAACATTATTTTAATGAAGTGGGTGGCATAGAAACATTTATAATAAACTTTTGTAAGACTTTTGGTAATCAATATGATTTAACATTAGTTTGTAGAAGTATAGATTATGAAAATGCACTTATTGTTGGAGAGTATGCAAATGTCATATGTGATCCTACTGAAACTATTGAATGTGATATATGTATTGTTACAAGTGTGCTAGTCGATGAGGAAGTATTCAAACATATTAGATACAAAGAGATTTACCAAATGATACATTCTGATTGGACTGAAATGAGAAAATATTGGAACTTAAAGCAAAAAAAATATGATGAAAATACTAAATACATATCAGTAAGTGAATGTGCTAGACAATCATATCTAAATGAATATGGAATAGATAGTGTAGTTATACCAAATATAATTACAACTGATAAGCCAATTAAGATATTAAGAATATTGTCTATGACTAGACTATCAGTAGAAAAAGGATATAAACGAATGTGTAAACTATGTGATTTATTTGATAAGTATAATGTGCCTTATATATGGGATATATATGGAACTAATCCAGTTGGAGTAAAACCATATGGCAACATGATACTACATAATTCTATTAAAAGAGGAAACAAATTAATGACTGGTTATGATTATGTTTGTCAATTATCCGATACTGAAAGTATGTGTATAACTATGTATGAATCATTAATGCAAGGAGTTCCAGTGTTAGTAACACCGTTTCCAAATGCAAAAGAGGAAATAAAAGATGGTGTTAATGGTTATATCTTACCATTTGATATGAATATATCAGAAAAAGATATTTATAATATCTATCAAAAAATACCTAATAAAGTTTCTTATGAACAACATGGAATTGAGGATTTATGGAAAGACATATTAAAATAATAGTTACTATTAGCAAAAATTTTGACATAGTTCTAAAAAGAGATGTTTATTTAGGAGAAATAATAGAGGTAGATAGAGATAGAACAATAAAAATATGTAAGTTAGGATATGCAAAAATATATTCTATTACAAAGGAGTGATTAACCAATGGATGAGCAAGAGTTATTAATTAAATTGAAAAAGTCTTTGAGAATTACAGGAGATTATCAAGATGATACTCTATTACAACTTATATCAGAAGTAAAAGAAGATATGATGGGAATGGGTGTATCTAAAGAAGTAGTTAATAGCAAATCATCCATTGGTGCTATTACTAAAGGTGTATGGGATAAAGATAATCTTCATGAGTATTCTCCAGACTTTGAAAAGCAAATTATAAGGTTAAGAGAAAAAAGGTGATAAATTATGTCTTATATGCCAAATGAAATAAAACAGTTAAATACACCAATGAAACTTCTTATAGTTGATAAATACGAAAAGAAGAATGGTGTATCTAAACCAATTTATAAAAATGCAATTGATCCAATTATCTATTGTAACTTTAAAACCTTTGGAGGTACAGAAAGAACAGAAAATGATAGATATATTATTGAGGATACTGCAAATATAGTAACTTGGTTTAGACCTGATATAAAAAGTGATTGCTTATTAGTTAGATTATCAGATAATGCAACTTTTGAAATTCTAAACGAACCAGAAGATATAGACCAAATGCACCAATATCTTAAATTTAAAATTAAAAGAAATAAAGGTAAAGCATAATGTCAAAGAAAAAGTTTAGTTTAGAATTTGATGGGCTTGAAGAAATGATTAAACAATTTTCTGATTTAGGAGCGGATATAATTCCAGTAGGAACTAAAGCATTAGAAGCAAGTCATGATTATATAACACCATTAATCCATGAAAAACTTACTAAATCAAATTTGCCAGCAAAAGGTAAATACTCAAAAGGACAATCTGAAAGGCAAATTATTGATGATAAAAACATTGAGTGGAAAGGATTTAATGGAACTATTGATATTGGTTTTAGTTTAGATGAAGGTATTACACCAATATTTCTAATGTATGGTGGAAACTATAGTAATCCAGTAAAAGGATTAAAGAGTACTATTTATGGAACTAAAACTAAAGAAGAAATAGCAAAAATTCAAGAAGAAGTATTTGCTAAAGAGTTAGATAAGGTGATGAATAGTGGAAGATAAATTAGTTAGGGTATTGGAAAGCCTAAAATTAAGTCAAGAATTTGATGTTATTCTTCAAGGTACTCTATCAAAAGAAGATCCTGAACCTGAAAACTATTTTAGTTATTGGTGTTGGGATAATGCTAGAGGAGAAATGTATGATAATCAACATAATAAAAATGATATTGGTTATCAAATAAATGCTTATAGTACTGATAGAATATTTTTATTAGAAATGACTGATAAAGCAATTAAAGAATTAGAAGAAAATGATTTTATTATTACTGATGATCCAACAGATGTTGCCAGTGATAATAAAACACATACAGCAAAAATGTTTGATGTATATTTTATAAAAAAGAAGGAGGAATAAAATATGAAGCAAATAGCAGAATATAGAGGTTGTGAAAATCTTGTGGCAGCATTAGTATCAAAAGATGATTCAACTGGTTATGAAACTGGAGAAGTTTTTAGTATAGCAGGACTTGCTGAAGTTGGAGTTACAACTGAGCAAGGTAGTGAAACTAAATATTATGACAACAATCCAGCATTAGTTTTAAAAGGTGTAGGAGCAGAAACAAGAACATTTACAATAGACCATTTAACAAATTCAATGTTAGCAAAATTAACAGGACAGCAAATTGATACAACAACTGGTGCTATTCTAGGTGGAGGAGATGGAGTTACTAATCCTTACTTTGCAGTTGGTTATGTTAGTGAAACAACAGATGGAGTTAAGACTTATAAATGGGCTTTAAAAGGAACTTTCCAAATACCAGATGAAACTAACACAACTAAAAATGCTGGAACAGATTCAAACAATATGTCTCTAGTATATACAGGTATTGCAACAACTCATAAATTCACAAATGGTGGAAGAAAAGTTTATGTTGCATTAGAAGATACTAAAGATGATGGAACTAAATTAGATTTGTCTGAGTGGTTTAAAACAGTACAAACACCTGATACTCTTTCATCATTTGCACCAACACCAAGTGCATAATTTAGTATTCAAATAGTAAAATAAGTGGGGACAGTGGAATATTACATTTTCATATAATACCTTATCTTATATGAATTACCCACAATCTAATTTTTGATAAGGAGGAAAATAAAATGAAATTAGAACTACAAATACCAAAAAAAGAAAATAAAAGAGAAATAGAAAAAACTTATACAGCAGAAGGATATGATTTACCTTTTGGAGTTATCGACAACATTTTAAATACACTAGATTTTGACAAGATAGGCGAAGGAGAACTTGATATGTCTTTAGGTATGGCTATCTTAAAAAATCTAAAAGAAGTTAAACCTTTAATGCTAGATATTTTTGAAGGATTAACAGAAGAAGAATTAAGTCGTGTGGCAACTTCTAAACTAGTTCCAATCATCTTCAAAATATTTGTTGAAACTAAAGATCAGTTAACTGCTGAAATAAAAAACGTGATGAGGGAACACAAGTAAAAAGTGTTCCCATTTCTCTATCTATGTTTGGAATTATTGATAGTTTATGTCAAAGATATTATTCTTTAAATCCTTTTATTATATGGAATACACCAAGTGGGGAAGTATTCAAGTTAATAAGAAGAATACAAAGAAGTAATAACTATAAAGAGGAAAATAACATTGAACCTAACAATGTTCAAAGAAGTAATTCAACTTACAGAAGAAATGTTACTGGAAAGAGGGGTACTGGAGGTTGGATTTAACAAGGAGGTGATTGTATGGCTAAAGCAAAAGAAGTAACAACAAAGTTTAGAGTTGATTTGTCTGAATTTAAAAGTGGTATTCAACAAGCAAATAAAGACATTAAATTAGCAAATGCAGAATTTAAAGCAGCCAGTGCTGGTATGGATGACTGGAGTAAAAGTTCTGATGGTTTATCTGCAAAAATTGAACAATTAAATACAGTTTTAACAGCAGAGAAGAAAAAATTATCTATACTTGAACAACAGCAACAGAAAACCGTAGAAATGGAACGGAAGGCAGCAGAAGAAAAAGTTAAGTTAAAAAGACAGATTGATATTCATGAAAAGGCTTTACAAAATGTTATTGATAGATATGGTGAGCAATCAAAAGAAGTTGAAAATGCAAGAAAACATATCGACAAATTAAAATCCGAATATGATTCAGCAAACAAGGCTCAAAAAAATCATGCTAAAGCAATTGAAGATAATAATATTGCTATTAAAAAGCAAGAAGCATCAGTTAAGGGAACAGAAAAAGAAATAAAAAATTATGAAAACTCTTTAGATGATGTTTCTAAGGCTGAAAAAAAGGCTGCCAAAACTGGTAAATCAGTTGAAGATAGTTTAAAAGAAATAGAAAAAAGTGCTGATAAGACAGAAGGAAGTTTATCAAAATTATCTAAAGGATTAGGAAGTATTGCTAAAGCAGGCTTAAAAGGTTTAGGTGCAGGTGTTACAGCACTTGCAGGTGGATTTCTAGCAAGTGGAGCAGCCAGTCAAGAATTTGTAGAAGATATGGGTAAACTTGAAACAGCCTTTACCACTTCTGGACATAGTGCCGAAGCAGGGAAAAAAGCCTATGAAGGTATGGTTGGTATTCTTGGAGAAACTGATCAATCAGTAGAAGCGGTTAACCATTTAGCAAAACTTACACAAAATGAAGAAGAACTTGCAAAATGGACTGATATTGCAGCAGGTGTATATGCAACATTTGGTGATTCATTGCCACTTGAAGGATTAACAGAAGCAGCCAATGAAACAGCAAAAGTAGGACAAGTAACAGGACCACTTGCAGATGCACTTAATTGGGCTGGAATAAGTGAAGATGAATTTAATGAAAAATTAGCAGCATGTAATTCAGAACAAGAAAGAGCAACATTAATTACTGAAACTCTAAACAGTACTTATGAAGAAGCAGCAAAAAAATATCAAGAATTGAATGCTGATTTGATTGCTTCAAGGCAAGCCACCAGTGATTTTAATTCTGCAATGGCAGAAGTAGGAAAAGTAGCAATGCCTATCAATACATTAATCAAACAATTTGGTGCTGATTTATTAAATTCTTTAGTTCCTGGGCTTAAAGAAGCAGGAGAAGGTTTAAAAGGCTTATTTGCTGGAACAGAGGGAGCAGAAGAACAATTAAAAAATGGTATTCAAAAAGTTATTGATGGCTTGCTAGGAAAAATAACAGAAGCACTGCCAAAGATATTACAAGTTGGAGTTCAAATAGCAACATCTTTAATTCAAGGTATAGTTCAAGCATTGCCAAGTATTTTAACTACTATAATGGGCTTGATACCACAAATAACAGAAAGTCTATTAAGTATGTTGCCTATGCTGGTGGATGTTGGTGCTGATTTAATTAATGAATTGTTATATGGAATGGGAACAATGATCCCACAATTAATAGTTCAAGTGATAGAAATAGTTCCGAAAATAATAGAAAATTTAGTTAATAATATTCCAATGTTAATTGAAGGTGCAACAGAATTTTTTATGGCAATAGTGGAAGCAATTCCAACAGTAGTTCAAGCACTAACCACTGCTTTACCACAAATAATAAAATCAATAATAGATGGATTATTACAAGGAATACCTGATTTACTTCAAGGTGCTTTAACTCTATTGGATGGAATAATTCAGGCTATACCTCAAATAATACCACCATTAGTAGAAGCCATACCAACGATAATTAATACATTGATAAGTGGTTTAGTTCAAGGAATACCAATGTTAATTGATGGAGCAATTCAATTATTAAGTGCAATAATTCAGGCTATACCTACAATAATTCAAGAATTAAGTAAGGCATTGCCTACAATAGTAACAGCAATAATTGATGGATTAGTTGCAGGAATACCAGCATTAATACAAGGAGCATTACAGTTACTTCTTGGAATAGTTGAAGCAATACCACAATTAATTGCAGCATTAATACCTGAAATTCCTACTATAATTTTAGCAATAGTAGAAGCATTATTAAGTAATGCACCAAAAATATATGAAATTGCAATCACAGTATTTATGGAAATAGTAAAGGCAGTCCCTAAAATAGCATTAGAACTTTTAAAAGCAGTTCCTAAAATAATAACAGCATTTATGAAGGCTTTCTTAGAATTGCCACCAAAAATAATCAACACACTAGCAAACATCATTAGTAGTGTTATTGATTGGGGAATAAATTTTGCAAAGAAAGCAAAAGAAAGTGCCATAAATTTTGTTGAAAATGTTATCAATTTTATTAAAGATTTGCCAACAAAAATTAAAGAGTGGTTCGATAACACTATTGAAAAAGTTATTGAATGGAAAGATAACATGGTTCAAAATGCCAAAGATGCTGCTAATAATTTTGTAACTAATGTTATAGACAAAATTAAAGAATTACCAGGAAAAGCAAAAACTGCTATAACAGATTTTATTGATAAAATTAAAACTATGATAACTGATGTTGATTGGGGACAATTAGGATTAGACATAGTAAAGGGTATTATTAATGGTATGAAAAATATTGGTTCTTCAATTTGGTCAGGTGTTAAAGATGTTGGTGGTAAAATTAAAGATGGATTTAAAGATTTCTTTGGAATACACTCACCTTCAAAAGTTATGGCTGATGAAGTAGGAAAATATTTAACGATGGGTATTAGTGAAGGTGCTATTGATGAAGTTGATGATGCTAAAAAAGAAATAAACAAAGCATTAAATAAGATGGTTAGTCAAATTAATCTTCCTAGTTTAGATCTTAACACTAATGTATCAGGAAATAATCCAAATGCTTCAAATAGTAAAACTGTTAACAATTACTATAACTTCAACCAAACAAATAATTCACCTAAACCATTAGACAGATTAGAAATATGGAGACAATCTAAGAATTTATTAAATTCAAAGGGAGGTAGTTATGTATAAATTAATTATTGAAAATTCAAAAGGCGAACAATTAAGCCTTACGCAAAATGAAGAAAACTATATTGTTTCAAGAATTGATGGACTAACTCCTCCTGCTGCTTCTATTTCACAAGTCGATAACATTGGTGATGGTGCTGAAATAACACATGAGAGAACAGGAACAAGAAATATTGTTATTGATATGTATATCAAAGGCAATGTTGAAGAAAATAGAATTAATCTATACAACTATGTTAAAAATGGAAAATATATAAAAATCTATTTTGAAAATGAAAATAGAAATGTATGGATAGATGGAAATGTTGAAAGTTTAACAATAGATCAATTTCAAATGCTAACAACTTGTCAAATATCAGTTCTATGTCCTGATGTATGGTGGAAAGATGTAGAAGAAATGATTAACAGCATAGACACTGTAAAAGGTAACTTTTATTTCCCATTTTACAGAGTTAATCCAGAACCATTTAGTACATATGAAACCATACAAATATTAAATTTGACAAATAAAGGTGATATTGCCAGTGGAATGGAAATCGAAATATTTGCAAGAGGAACAATAGTTAATCCTATGATTTATAACAGAGAAACAAAAGAATTTATAGGATTAGGAACAACTGAAAAGCCATACACACTTCAAAGTGGAGACAGAATAATCATAACAACATATACAAATAACAAAAAAATTAAATTGATAAGAAATGCAGAAGAAACAAATATATTTAACTACTTAACTCCAAACAGTAAGTTCTTACAAGTAGGAGCAGGAGATAATATATTCACTTATTCTGCTACTAGTGGCAATGAATATATAAATATATCATTCAAACACTATTCAAATTATGAGGGTGTTTAGTATGGAAGTTATTGTTGTAAATAAAAACTTTGAAAGACTAGGGATAATAGATAATGCTTCTGTTATTTGGGCTAGTAGGTACTATAAAACAGGCGAATTTGAACTATATATGGCATTAACACAAGATAAATTAGACTTAATACTAAATGGTTACTATATTATCAGAGATGATGATGAAGATAATGTTGGTGTTATTGAAAAAATACATCTTGAAAATGAGCCAGAAACAGGAGATATGATAACTGTAACTGGAAGATTTGCTAGTGGTAAAGTTCTAGCGTCGAGAATAGTATCTCAACAAACACAATTGTATGGGAATTTACAGGACAATATCAGAAATTTAGTTTATATAAATGCTATCAATGCAAACAATCCAAAAAGAAATATTAGTTTTCTTGAATTAGGAAATATTGATACTTCTATTACTGAAAAAATAGAAATGCAAATAACTGGAGCAAATTTACTAGAAAAAATAGAGGAAACTTGTGAAGCAAATGGACTAGGATTTAAAATGCCTTTACGAAATGGAAAATTATATTTTGAAATGTATAAAGGTATAGACAGATCATATAATCAAACAAAAAATTCATGGATAGTTTTTTGTGATGAATACGATAATCTAAAAAAATCCGAATATGATAATGATGTAAGTGGTTATACAAATTATGCCTATGTTGCTGGTGAAGGTGAAGGTTTAGCAAGAAAGATAGTAGAAGTCTACAATACTAGTTCTGAACCTACTGGTATTGATAGAAGCGAAATCTGGGTGGATCAGAGAAATATAAGTTCTAACAATGAAGATATAACTGAAACAGAATTAGAAAATCAAATGAAAGATGAAGGATTAGATAATTTAACTTCAATCACAGTTGCTTTTGCTGGAGAGGTTATATTAAAAGGATTTGAATATAAAAAGGATTTTAAGTTAGGCGATATTGTAACCATAAAAAAAGAAAGTTGGAATGGTATATACATAAATGCAAGAGTAATTGAAGTTATTGAAAGTGAAGATCAAAATGGAAAAGTTATTACATTAACTTTTGGAATATAGGAGGTGTTCTAAATGGATATAGATTTAAAAGCAGGATATTTTAATGCAGTAGTAAAAGACAATACACCAGATAGAGTTTACAATGCAGAAGATGTAAACGAAAGATTTAAAGGTTTAGTGTCAGAAAATGGTGTTTTTGCAACAGTATCTAATGCTTGTCAAGTAGTTCCTAGTACCAGTGGACTTAAAGTAGTTGTTAAATCAGGTAGAGGATATGTTGATAATCATTATTTTGAAATTGAAAGTGATACTGAAATAACACTAACAGCAGCAGATGTAATTCTAGATAGATACGATGCAATAGTAATAAGAAAGAGTTCAACTGATAGAAATGTAGTGTTAACAGTTAAAGAAGGTACATTGGCAACTAATCCAACATATCCAACAATCACCAGAACAAATAATATAACAGAAATATTTTTAGGATATGTAAGGGTTAGTAAAAATGCAACTTCAATATCTTCTGCAAATATAACCGATACCAGACCGAATAATGATGTTTGTGGTTGGATAACAGGTTTAATAAATCAAATGGATACAACAACATTGTTTAATCAATATCAAGCAGCACAAAATGATTTCATTGATAATCAAACAACAGAATTTGACACTTGGTTTGATGATATTAAAGATACAGTAGCAGCAACAAGTTTATATAGAGAATATCAAGCAGTATATAGAAGTAATACAGTGGGGCAAACAGTTATAACTATACCTACTTCAATCAATTATGTTCATAATGGCTTAGATGTTCTTAATGTATTCATAAATGGTATGAGACTATTAAAAAATGTTGAATATACAATAAATAGTGCTGGAACATCTATAACATTAACTACTCCTCTTGATGTAGCAACACAAGATGTAGAATTTGTTAATAAGAAATCAGTAAGTGGTACAGCATCAGAAAGTATTGTAGTTCAAGTTGAAGCATTAGAAAATAAAGTTGATAAATTAGCAAGTTGTAGTTATATAGCAACTGGTTCTAATGACAACATAGCATTATCAAATATAGTAAAGAATTTCTTAAATGGTACAGGAGATTATTCAAGTGTAGCAGATAATGCTTCAATGAAAATATCAGTAAGTGGATCTTTAGGAGCGGATACATTAATAGAAAATCAAATGATATTTGATTTCAATAGTACAGGAACTTCTAACAGGAGCATTATATTAGACTTTGGTAATGCAACTATAAACCTACCAGCAAGTCCTTCAACTACTCAAAGCATATTAGCAGTGTTTAGTTGTGAGGGAGATATAACAATAGAAAATGCAAATATAAAAATAGGTACATATAATGCCACTACTATTTATGGCTTTCATGGTGGAAAAATTAAAAGCAGTAAAGTCAACATCAATAATACAACTGCCACTAATATTTATGGAACTTGGGGTTGTAATGAGTTATCAAATTCAACTGTTAATATAAAAGGCAATACTTCAAGTGGTATTCAATATGGTGCTAACAGTACATATAAAGTGTTATTTAATCAAATAATTGTTACTGGCAGAAATAACACTAGTATTTCTGCTTCTAGTATAGCCATTGGAAATGAATATTATGGAACAATTAATATTGATAGTGGAGCAGTTAATCTAGGAAATGTTTTATTTAAATAGAAAGGGTGAAAAAAATGGAATCAATTTTAACAGCAATACAAAATAATTTATTTGAAATTCTAAATACTATATTAATAGCGGTAATTACTTTTATTGGTACTAAATTGAAACAGACATATGATAAATATGTAAATGACAAAACAAAAAAAGAAGTAGTAAAGGCAACAGTAGAATATGTGGAACAAATTTGTTCTGTTTCTGGAGTAAAGAAAACAAGCCAAGAAAAATTTAATCAAGCAAAAGAAAAATCAATTGAGTGGTTAAATGAAAAAGGTATTAATATAAGTGAAACTGAATTAGAAATATTAATTGAAAGTGCAGTTAATGCTTTTAACAAAGGTATAGGTGTTAAGAATGAGTGATACTATATCAGTAGCATTAATAACAGGAGGGCTTACATTTTTAGGTGTACTAGTTACTAATTTTAGCAGTAACAAAAAGATAGTTAATGACATTAAATTAGAAGTAACTAGAAACCAAGCGATAACTGATACCAAGATAGAAGAATTAACTAGAGAAGTTAGAGAACATAATAACTTTGCTAAAAGAATGCCAGTAGTAGAAAACGAGATCAAACACATAGAAGAAGAAATAAACAAGCATCATCATAAAGGCTAGTAAATACTAGTCTTTTTTATTATTTTAAAAAAATTCAAAAAAATGTAAATTACTACTTGACATATATTATAATATATGGTATACTTATATTGTAGTTAAGGAAAGGAGAATAAATAATGGAAAAATTAACTAAAGAAGAAATTAATTTGATAATAACATTATTAACAAGATTTCTTACAAAAGAAACTGGCAAATATGAAGAGTTCATAATGGCAGACAACATAATTAGAAAATTGAGTGAGAACTAAAAGTTCTCCTCAGTTTAAAGATATAAAAAAGAAAAGGTGATTAGAATGAAAAGGGAAATAAAAAAAGTTGAAAGATTAATTAATGATAAAGGTTATATACCAGTATTGAGTGGTAATGAGATCATATTCGTTATCAATAAATTAACTGGTAAAGAATATACACCTAAATATAATTTAATGATAGGAGGTGCTGAATAATGAAAGTATTTAAAAGTATATATAAAAATAGAGGAGTAATACTATTTTATTTAGAAATAGCATTAATCACTTATATTATCATAAAAATGTAAGCGGTTACATAAGGGGTTGGTTATAGAAAGGATAGAAAATGAAAAAAATTAATAAAGGGGTAATGACAAGAAAAGGTTATAAAAATAAAAAAAGAGTAGATACAGTGTTAAAAGAGGTAAAAAGAACAGCAGTATTAATATTTATAGGATTTATGTTAGGACTTTTATATTCAAATAAATTAATATATTCAGATTTAATAGTAAAAGCCCAATCAAACGAAAATAAAGTTAAGATGAAAATAAACCAAGAAGAACAAAAGTTGCTAGAAAGCCAAGAAAATGTCGAATTAGAGAGTGTTGAAAAAATAGAAGAATTATCAAGTGAGTGTACTTTAGATGAGGTATCTTGCAAAATTAAAAAGGTAGCACAAGATTATGACATTGACTGGAGATTAGCAGTTGCTATATCTTTACACGAAACTTGGGACTACACTTCTTATATATTTAAATATCAAAATAATGTTGGTGGTATGTGGAATGGTATGAAAGGGGAGTTCTATAGTTATGAAACTTTAGATGCAGGTATAGAAGCCTATATATCTAATTTAAAAAGAAATTATTATGATGAGGGTCGTACAACAATAGAAACCATTCAACCTAAGTATGCACCAATAGGAGCAGAAAATGATCCTAACAATTTAAATAGTGATTGGATACCTGGTGTATCTAGAAGATATAAAGAATTAGGAGGGAAATAATATGAATGAATTTAAATTGGAGTTCTATTTTAATAAATATAAAAATCATGCATTACCAAATAGAGATGCATTTAGATGTAACTTTAAAAAAGAACATGGTAACTTTGAATATTTGGAAGAATTGATATTAAGAATAGAAGATTATCAATTTAAAAAGTATGGCTGCACTTTACCAAATGACACATTCATAAAAGCCAAATCAACAGAAGAATGCAACAAGGAGAAAAGAAGAGTATCACAAAGTCGTAGAAGGAGGTTAGGTTTATGAAACCGAGAGAACTGACAGAAGAAGAAAAGGAGGAATTGAGAATGCAATTTCCTAAGAAGAAAAAATTAACTAAAGAAGAAATTAAGTTGAAGCAACTAAAAATAAAATCAAAAGTAGAAAGTATAGGCTATTTCTTAATAACAATGTTCTTCCTAGTGATGTTGATAGCAAGTTTGTATGTACTATATTTAATGTTAACTTATCAAATGTAGAGGAGGCAGGGATGTTTATATTATATATACCATTAATTATAATGGGGGTTATTGGTATAGGTGCGATAGTAGGAATTATTTTAATGATAAAGGAGATGAATAAATAATGGAACTACATAGAAAAAAAGCATTAATAAAGATCAGAAAATCTTTTCTAGAAAGATATAAACTGGCAAAGCAATTTGGAGATAAATTTTATATAGAGTACTTTAAAAAGCAAGTATTAGATATTGATGAGGAATTAAAGGAGGCTGGAGAATGAATATAGAACTTACTGATTTAGATATGATATTAGACTATTTAGAAACAACTAGTTTAGAACCACATGATGATTATACAAGTGAATTTACATATAAAGACCAAAAAATATTATATAAATACATTAAACAATTACAACAAGAAAATCAAGAATTAAAAGATAATTGGAAAATGCTAAAACATAATCTTAAAGTAGTAATCAAGAGACACCATGACTATTGCAAAGAAAATAGTACAAATGAATTTGATATAGATTATTTAATGGCAGATACCACAATGAAAAATTATGCAGCATTTTTATCAATAGTAGAATCTTTTGAAGGAAATGATAGTAATGAATAAAGAATTTATTTATGTAATGCAATACCTCAATTATTTGAGCAAAGAGTTTTATGAGAATTATAAATCTTTTATAAGTTTTTCTTTCTTTAATGATTTGTTAAAAATTAGAATTGATACTAGCACAGGTTTTCACTGTGATATGTTTTATACCATTAACGAAACATTGGAAGAGAGATTAAAAAATATATTTCATGAATTTGAAAAAGAAATAGTTAAATGGAATTTGCATATAAAAAAAGGTGATAATAATGACTGCTAAAGAGATGTTTGAAAAGTTAGGATATAAACTTATAAATGAGAAAATAATCATTTATAAAGGTCCTCATCCTACAGGAAGAATTACTCATATTGCTTTCTTTGACGATAAACAAATATTGATTACTCAATCAATAGGTCTTGAAGAATTACAAGCAATAAATAAGCAAGTAGAAGAATTGGGGTGGAATTAATGATAGCAGAAGATCTAATGAGAAAATATAAATATGGTTACATAAAGTCTTGTTCTTTACTTGAAGAAGAATTTGTTAAGGATTTGTTAAAAGAAAGCAAGCAATTAAAAAGGGAAAACAAAGAACTAGAAATATTAGTAGAATGTCTAAAATTAGGTGTTACTTTAAATCGAAAACAAGAAAAATTATTAGATAAAGTACTATTTAGTAAAGAGGTGAAATGATGCAAATAGAGGATTTTGATTGTTTTTATCAAAAAGGTGGAGACTACTTAATTCCTATTGAAATTCTTCAAGATTTATTGAGTGATATTGATGATCTGAAAGAAAAAAATAAGAAACTAGAATTAGAACTAGAACTAAGAAAAACAGCACTAAAAAGAGAACATGAGGCTTTTCATAGATCAAATGATTTAGAAGAAGCATTAGAAGAAATAAAAAGATATATAAATAATTTTGATGTATTTAAAGAATTTTCATTTCCATTAATGAAAAAATGGGAAGAAAAAGAAGTTCAATCCAGCATTGATTATGAATTTAAAACATCAATTCAAAAGAATATATTAGATATTACAAATAAAGTGCTTCAAATAGTAAAGGAGGAATAATGTCTTTAGACAAAGCAATTAAATATGGCAAAGAAAAAAGAAAGCCATATAGAAAAGCAAAAGCAGTAGATAAATCTTGTCGCAATCATGGTTCTTGTAAATGGTGCAAAGACAATAGAACATATAAAAACAGAAAAAGAGAGAGTGAAATAAATGACTAGAGATAGAGAAAAAAGTCATTATTGGCAAAATGTCGCTGTATCTAATGCACTTATAATTCAAACAAATAAAACTCAACAAAAGGAGTTTATAAATTATTTAGAAGATGAAATACATAGTTGCGAAGCAGTTTCTGATTTACTGTTCAATTCCAACAAAGAGATGAAAGTATATAAAGAAATTTTACAAAAATATAGAGAAATAATAGGAGATGATAAATAATGGAAGAAAATAAAGTATCTTGTAATTATGAAGAAATGTATAAACAAAAAGATGCTGAAAATAGATATTTAAATATGCAATTGGAAGAACAAGGAAAATGTTATGAAAATAGAATTAATAATTTAGAAAATGAATTAAGAAAATATGAAAAAGAAAATAAATGGTTAAAAGATATTATTAATAGTATTTTGCATATTTAGGAGGTAAATAATGAAAAATGAGATAAATGTAAATTTGAGTGGTTGTTTAGTAGAACGAACTAATATAGGAAGTTATGAATATATAAATATATGCACTGGGGAAACAAATAAAATTGATTGGAGTTTTATAGACTGGACTTTTTTTAAGTTTAATTACAATATTAACAATATTCCTAATTATTATGGTCGGTTCACTTATAAAAGACCTTATTAGAAAGTAGGATGATAAATAATGGAAGATATACATACTATTATACATAGAAAAAAAGAGCGATTAAAAAAACTTAATGATTTTAATTATATAACTACTATGAACGATGTTAAAAGGAATAATGAAATTTATCGTTTAAAAGGTTATATCGAAGCCTTAAATGATGTTAAAAATAAAAAAATATATACACAAGAAAGGGATATACTTGAAAGAATTTATGAAAATGTTGATGAAAATATAAAACAGATTATACGAGAATGTTGGAGGTAAATAATGAAATTAGAAGTTGGAATGTATGTACGATATGGTGGGGTAATAAAAAAAATAAAAGAGTTAGTTGATTTTAACGAAAGAGAATATAAATTAAATGGATTTTATATAAATAAAAAAAGCATTCAAGATGCTAGTTATGACATAATAGATTTAATTAAAGTAGGAGATTATGTTAACGGCTATAAGGTGTCATTAAAAGGTTATGATTATGCACACTTCGTACAATGTGATTATCCAGTAGAAAATGGAACAACTAACCACTATAAATTTTATAAACAAGCCATTAAATCAGTCGTAACAAAAGAATTATTTGAAATTGCAGAATATAGAATAGGAGAAAAGTAATGGAATTATGGATTAGAAGTCAAGATAAAGAAGTATTATTAAATATAAGTGGGGGATTTTCTAGATAATCATTGTATAGTTGAAATAAAAGAGAATACTTGCTATTTAAATGATGGTTGGTTTATATCTGGTGATGATATAGAAGATTTAGTATATAGTATATGTACTCATGAAATATTTGAAAAAAGGTTCTTTTGAAATTTAAATTGCTTCAAATTGTTAATTTATTTTAAAATTTGAATATAATATAATATGTGTTATAATATATATTGTTAAGGAGGGAAAACATGACTAAAAACTTTATTTGTTATCCTATGGTTATTGAAAAACATTCAGAAAAAGAGTTATATAATGCTTATTTTCCTGATATAGAAGGTTGTTATACTGGAGGTAAGTCCATACAAGATACTATTGAAAAAGGAAAAGAAGCATTAGGATTACATTATTTAGAGTTAGAAACTGATGAAAGAGAAATTAAAGAGCCTAGCGATCCTAAAGAAATCAAACTAAAGGATAACCAAAAACTAATTTATATTGATGTAAATATGAAGTGGTTTAGAGAAAAGGATAAATATAAATCAATTACAAAAGCAGTAACTTTACCTAAATATTTAAATCAAAAAGCCATTGAAAGTGGAGTTAATGTATCAGCAGTTTTACAAAAAGCATTAATGGAAACATTGGATATCAAAGAGGAAGAGGACTAATATAGTCCTTTTTTATTTTGTTAAAATGTCAGAAAAATGTAAATTATTACTTGATATATATTATAATATATGCTATAATATATGTGTAATTAAGAAAAGGAGAGATTAAAATGAAAGAAATAGAATTAAAATTAAAAGAATTAAATCAAGAATTAGGAGCAATGAAATCAATAATAGAAGATATTAAAAAAGATATCGAAGAGTTTAAAGAGCAAGATAAAAATTATACAGGTGCTGAAATAACATTAAATGAATATAAAGATAAAGTAAAATATATTGAAAAGAAAATATCAATATTAAATGATGCAGAAGATATATTATTAGGAATTGGAATATAGAAAGGAAGAATAAAAAATGACAAATGAAAAACTTAAAAATAAAATTAAAACTCAATTATTAGAATTAGTTGCTATGTTACAAGGTGGTTATACTACTGACATTATCCAATTAAAAAGATTACTAGGAATTGAAAATAGTGAGGAAGAATATTTCTTCACACGATGGTTAGAAGAACTAGAAATGATCGGATCAATTGAAACAATGGATAATGATAAAATATTTATAATTTAAAAAAGTATTCAAATAGAAGCATTTTGTTTGATGTGTGTAAATATATATGTTATTATATATATAGAGGTTAAGAGATAACCTACTAAAACATCAAAGGGGAAAACAAAATGAAGAACATCTACCGCAAATTAACAAAGGATCAAAAACAAAGAGGAGTGATATTTAGTTCAACATTAAGTAATAAAATGAAAGAACAAATTGGAGATACAACTCATGAAGTATTTAACAAAGATGAATTTAAAGTAGTAAAGATTGATAGATTAAAAAAAGCAGATTTTTTTAATGAATATAAGAAATACAACATCATAAGAAAATAAAACGAGAGGGATTAATCTCCCTCTTATGCTTCAAATAATAAACTAAATAATAAATTAGAAGCAAATCTATTGATATGTATTATTATATATGTTATTATATATATAGAGGTTAAGAAATAACCTACTAAAACATCAAAGGGGAAAACAAAAAATGAAACTTCTTATTTTAGCAAAAGGTAAAGATGTTGAAGATCAAATTGCAAAGTGTTTAAATTATGCAATGTTACATGGAGTTGATACAGCAGAAACAGTAAACAATATGTCACAGGCAATAACAAGATTGTCAGAAAGGGATATAAATGCAGTATTAATATCAAATATGCGTGTAGTAGCAGATGATGAATTTGAATATGAAATTATAGAAAGTACATTTGCAAGATTTAGAGCAAAACTAGTAATAGTAAAATAAAAAGAGAGGGATTAATTTCCCTCTTATGCTTCAAATAATAAATTTTAAGGGAGTAATTGAAAATGATATTATATGCAGAAATTTTAAATATGGCTATTGATAAATACAACTCAAATAGAAAAGAAGAACAACATCTTGAATACTGGGAAGTGATTGATGAAATAAACGACACAGAAGATCCAGTTGAAATGTTAAGTACAATCATAGAAATATTTAAAGAAGCCTGAACCCTTTAAGGGTTCTTTTTCTTTGATTTAAAATAATATTTCTAATATAATAAAATTTAATTTATATTGGAGGTATTTTATGTTTAAATGGTATGCAGAACTTAGCAAAGCAGTAGATATTTATAATGAAAAAGTGAAAGAAGAAATTGAATATCATGAGGTGTTAGAAATGATACAAGATAGATACAATGAAAAAGAAGTAATGGAATTAATTATAAAATTTTATAGTATGGTACATTAGAAAACCCCTGATAACATAGGATTATCAAGGGTTTCTTTTATGTTCATATCTAACTTTAACCACTTGGCTATATGTAGTTATGAACACGAATATTATAAGAAATCTACATCTATTTTAAAATCTTTATTAAACTTAATTTCCTTTATCAAATTTCTCCATAAAGCCCTTTGATTTTCTTTGTCTAAAGAGTTATAAACATCTTTCCAATCACTCTTTAAAAATTCTTCTAATATAGTAATATCAGTTTCCTTTGGTGTTTCTTTTTGTAAGTTTGCTAGTTCTTTTTCAAGTGCCTCATATTCTTTATCATACTTTTTAATGTCAATTCTTTTCTTTTGGAACATATAATTTAAGTTGTCAATTTCCTCTAAAATTTCATTAATCCGATTTTGAGGTAAATCGGTTTTATCTGCTGGTTTAACTTCCATAACTTCTGCAATATGTTTTTGAGCGAGTTTTTCAACATTTTTTAAAAGGAAGTCTAAAATTACATTTTCATTAATAACCTTACCACTAGCACATGCTTTATTTCTTTGGTTGTTGCTACAAATGTAACCCCAGTATTCTCTAATTGTCCCATTTTTGTTTTTTCTTTTGGTGAACTTACCAACCATTTTAAACCCACAAAAAGGGCATTTCATTAGGGAGGTGAATAGATAAACATTAGTTCCTTTTCTTCCTTTAACATTTGCTTTTCTTCTTTGTACGTTCTTTTCAAATTCTTCTTTTGTGATGTATGGAGGGTAGTAATTAGGGTTACCTTCATATAGTCCATAGTATTCAGTACTTGTTAGCATTCTATAAATACAATTGTAATTTTTGCTTATGTCGTATTTACCATTAATATATGTCATAGTGCCTCTTATAGTATGATGTTTAGCAAAATATTCAAATATATCATTTACAATAGGTATAAGTTCAGGATCTTTAACGATTGTTTTCTTATTGTCTTTGGTTACGATTTTATAACCATAAGGTTGGTTACCACTTACTGGTTGCCCTTGTTTAATCTTAAATTCAAATATTGATTTAATCCGTTCGCTTGTCTTTTCTGCTTCCCTTTGGGCGAGTGATACCCTTAAATTGAAGTTGAACTTACCATCAGCAGTAGTTGTATCAATATCTTCTTCTTCAATTGATTTAATGGCTACATTGTATTCTTCCATAATCTCAACCATTTTGTTTGCTTGTAATACATTCCTAGAGAAACGATCCAAACGAGTAAATACAAGTACATCAAATTTATCTAAATCGTTTAACATTCTTAATAAATCAGGTCTTTTCATTTTTGTAGCAGTAAAACCCTCATCAACATATATTTCTACTAATTGACATTTATTTTCTTCTGCATACCTTATAATCCTATCTATTTGTGCTTGAACTGAATAGCCATATTTCTTTTGTTCATCGTGTGAAACCCTAACATATCCTGCTATTCTTTTTGCTTTCATTTTCCAATATCCCCTTTAAATTCTAGTTGTAATAATATTATATTTTGTTTCATAATGTAGTTATTAAATATACTATTTGAAGCATTTATCTTTCACAATGTGATAAGAAAGGATTGATAATGTGAATATTACTAAATTCTATGAGTTATTGTATGAATTATATGCCAACCAAAATAATTTAAAAATTAAAATTAAAGTTAAAGAAGTATCTTAATAATATATTCTTAATCAATTTTGTTATAGTTGATTAGGAGGTGATATTATGAAACATACTGTTATAAGAAAAAAGCCTACAAAAAAGATTATATGATGGTTGCAATCGTTTATTTAAAGATAATGAAAACTGCTTCTATACAGAAGAAGAAATAAAAAAATTAAAAAGAGATAAAACTAATATATGGCTCTAAAGCATAAAATATCACCTCCTTGAAGTATCAAATAGAGATACTTCTATTTTTTTATTTGCTCCTTTGCTATGATATACATTTTCATAATTTCTTCACTCAATTCTTGTTTTTCTTCAAAAGGTACAGTATCATTTTCAAAAATTAATTTTGCACGAGCCAATAAATCATTAACTTCTACTTCTTCTGTTTTTAATCCTAATGTTTCTAAAGATACTCCAAAAAAGTCTGCTAATATTTTTATTTGATGAATATTTAAATTTCTTCTCCCTGTTTCTAAATTACTTACTTGTCCTCTACTTAAACCTCCTAAAACTTCTCCAAGTTCATCTTGCCTCATTGATCTTGCTTTCCTTAATTGCCTAACCTTTTCTCCAATTTCCTTAGTATCTAATGACTTTTGTATTTTAGTCATTTCCACACTTCCTTTCTAATTTATCAAATATAAATATACACTAAAGTATTCAAAAAGTAAAACTTTAAGTTTGAAAATGACAATTTATTATTGACAAAATTATTTAAATATAGTAAAATGGTAATAGATGGTAGTGAGGTGAATTGTATGCTTCAAAAAGTAAAATTACCTTTCAATAAGAAACATTGTTAGGAGGTGATAAATAAATATGAGGTTTACTCTAATAAAGTTTAGGAGAACAAGAGAAAAAGGCAAAAGAAGTATTAAATACTTTGCTGAACAATTAGACATAACTAGGCAGCATTATTCAGATATTGAGAGTGGTAAATCTAATCCATCATTTGGACTTATGGAAAGGTTCTATGAGGTGTTTGAAGATGAACTAATAGGTCCTTATTCAGATATGTGGCTGTTGTGGAAAAAGGAATAATAACTCTAATATGTAGAATTAACTGAAATATTGAAATAGAGAACACAAGTTTGTATTATTAGTATTGCAAGAAAATTTTCTATGGAGGACAAAGTAATGAATGAAAAAAACATCTTAGAAGTAATTGATGAATTAGGTTATCTCCTAGACAAATATAAAAATGAGATAAAATTCAAAGATTATGAAATCGAGAGACTTAACAACAAAATAAAAGCCATTGAAGATTATACAAACTTTTATTCCAATAAAGAAAACTAAATATAATGTGATTAAAAAATACGAAAGGTGAATGTAATGCAATATTACAAAGTGGTAAATCATACAATATGGTTTTTCAGATACCTAAAAAGTATTATTGAAAAATTATTGTTGCATTTACTGAATAAGTACCATCCAAAATTTTTGTTTAAATATAGACAGAAATTTTCAAATAATAAATTTATTTAAAGAGGTGAATAGATGACAAGAGAAGAAATTAAACGAGAGGTATTAAATAATGATTTAAGACAAGAATCCATTAAACTAAATGCACAATTTATATCATTAGTTATTATATTAATTAGAAAAGGCATTATTAAAGAAGAAGAATTAAATGATCTAAATAAACTAATTGATGAACAAGCAGATAAATTAACTGAAAAGGTAATAGATGAAGTTATGAAAATTATTAACAAGGAGAGTGAATAGATGGATTTTATAATATTTATGTTATTTGTATTAGCAACATTATATTTAATATGTTTAGCGGTTAGTTTATTTCAAATACTAGATGAATTACTAGATTATACCATATCAGATTTTATAAAAAATATGTTTGATACTGGTTCAAAAATCATAAAAAATATTTTACATAAAAATAAGTAGAGAAAGGAGAGTGAAAAAAATGAAAGTAGACCACTTTGAATGGATAGTTGATTTAGAAAAATTTATTAGTAGAAAAGACATAAAAGTAAAATATATAACTAGAGCAACAGACTGCCATTATGTGTTTTATAAAGAAAAACTACTACCAAAAATCATAAAAACTATTTTACATAAAAAATAAGGCTCAATGCCTTATGAAATAAAGGAAAAATCAACATTTATATAGTGCAATATAATATATAGGTAATGTTGCAACCAATATATGGAAAAAAAGGAGAGTGATAAATATGGCAACAACAAAAATAGTTAATAGAGAGAAAGAAATAAGTGTAGAAGAAATGTTTGAAGAGTTAGGATATAAAAAACGTTCTGCAAATGAATGGGATATTATATATATAAAAAGCATACCTGAAAATTCAATTTGGGATGATTATTTTATGATTGATTTTCTAATTAGCAAGCAAGTAGAAAAGTGCGAAGTAGAGAAACGAGATCATTATGGTCACTCAGTTCCTATTACATTTAAAGAATTACAAGCAATAAATAAGCAATTAGAAGAATTAGATAAAAAGCCAGAAGAATAGGAGAGTGGAAATGATTGAAATTGATTATGCAAAATTGCCACTCATAGAATTAGAAAGATTATCTTTCTTGCATTGTGAAACATTTAATTTTATATGTGATGGAGATAAGCAAAAGGTAATATTAGAAAGGAGCAATAGTAAATGAATATAACAAGTGATTATTCAGTAAAAGTATTTAAAAATGAAAATGGATATTATTCATTAAGTCTAAGTGATAAAAAACAAGATGGAAATTATGTTAATTGGTATAAAAATTGTAGATTTAAAAAGGGTGTTGAATTAGAAAATAAAACAGATATTAAAATTAAAAATGCCTGGTTAAAATGTGATGATGTAAATGGTAAGAAGTATGAATACATATTTATATCTGAATTTGATGTTGTAGAAAATGTACAGAGACAGCAGCAACAACAAGTTGAAACAAAAGAACAAGATACATTTACAGATTATCAAATAACGGATCAGGACTTACCTTTCTAGGTGATAACTATGAACAAAGAAGAACTACTATCAAAAGTTGATGAATGGATAACTGAATTAAGATATGAAGAAAAAGAAGTAAATACATTAAAGCAATATAAAAACAATGTAATGAAATTCATTAATTGGCTTCCTGATGATGAGAAGTCAATAACAAAAGATACTACTATGGATTATAAAGACTATATAAGAACCATAACAGAAAGTCCAAAGAGTATGAATATATGGATAGTATCATTAAATAAGTATTTAAGATGGTTAGGATTAAATGACTTAACAATAAAAAAATATAAAATGCAAGAGCAGAGTAGCAATGAAGAATCATTAACCATAGCAGACTTTAAGAGATTATTAAGAATTGCTAATAAAACAGGCAACGAGCAATTATATTACATAATTAAAGTTTTAGGTATGACAGGTTGTAGAATTGGAGAATTAAAGTACTTCACAGTTGAAAACCTAGAAAAAACACCTAGAAAAAATATAAAGGTATATAACAAAGGAAAAGATAGAGAAATAGTAATAAGGCAAGACCTATCAAGAGAATTAAAAAAATACTATAAATCAAAAGGAATAGATAGCGGTTACATATTTCTATCAAATGATCCAAAGTGTAAAGGTAAAATGCCAGCAGTATCAACCATCTGGAGACAAATGAAGAAGATTGCAGGAATTGCTAGAATTAATAAAGAAAAGGTACATCCTCATAACTTTAGACATTTATTTGCACAGGTATTTTTAGAAAGTTATCCAGAGAATGTGCTAGATTTAGCAGATTTGTTAGGACATAATGATTTAAAGACAACAAGGATATATACTAAAACATCAGGAGAGCAAAAACGAAAAAAATTAGAAAATGTGAAGTTTTAATGCTTCAAATAGTAAAAGGAGGAAATATGAATGGACAAATGTCATTATTTAATGATGAAAAAAAGAAAAAAATAACAAGCAAAGTAATAAATGAACTTATAGGAATAAAAGAGAGTTTTGAATTACCTGATAAGTTAATGACTTTATTATTAAATGAAGAAGAAAAAAACAAACTATTTAATAATTTTATGAAGTACGACATTGATTTATCAAGCGATTTTTTTAGAGATTATTTTCAAGAAGAACATAGTGATAGAAAAGGATTAAAGCAAGATTATACTCCTGATAGTATATGTAAAATAATAGCAAGGTTACAAGATAAACAAGATAGTGTATTAGATGTATGCAGTGGAACAGGATCTTTAACATTGTTTACTTACAATGAAAATAAGAATGCAACTTTTCAATGTGAAGAATTATCTTCTAGGTCAATACCTATATTGTTGTTTAACTTATCAATTAGAAATACAGATGCCTTAATAATTCAAAAAGATGTATTGAAAAATGAAATAATAAATACTTTCACACTGAAAAAAGGTAATGATTTCAGTGTAATCGGAAAAAGTGAAAATATACAAGATATTAAATATAACACCATCATCTCTAATCCTCCATATTCAATAGAATGGCAGCCAAAATGTGATAAAAGGTTTGAAGGATATGAGTTAGCACCAAAAAGCAAAGCCGATTTTGCATTTGTATTAGATATTCTATATAGATTGAGTGATAACGGTAAAGCATTTATGATATTGCCTCATGGTGTATTGTTCAGAGGATCAGCAGAGGGAGAAATAAGAAAACAATTAATAGAAAATAATTTAATTGATAGCATTATTGGCCTTCCTGAAAAAATGTTTTTGAATACAGGTATTCCTACATTCATATTAATATTGAACAAAAATAAACAAGATAAAAATATTTTGTTTATAGATAGTTCTAAAAACTGCATAAAGCAAGCAAAACAAAATGATATGAATGATGAACAAATAAACAAAATAATAGAAACATACAAAAATAGAAAAGAAATAGAAAAATATTCACATTTAGCAAGTTTTGAAGAAGTAGTTAAAAATGATTATAACTTAAATATTCCAAGATATGTTGATACGTTTGAAACCGAACCATTACCAGATTTAAAGGAAGTAGTACAGGATATTATTAAAATTGAAAAAGAAACTAAAGAATGTGAAAAACAATTAAAAGGAATGCTTGAACAGTTAGAGGGAACTACACCAGAAGAAAAAGAATATTATTCAAAAGCAATAAAACCTATGATGGAGTGGTTAGGGTGATTATATGGATTTAAGAAATTATAAAGAAGTGAAATTATTAGATTTAGTTGATATTGAAAGAGCAAAGAAAAATAAAGTTTATAGTGAAGGAAATATCATTATTCAAGTATCTGCTAGTAAGGGACAAATATTTTACTTAAATCAAGATACTAATGTAGAAAGCCAATATATAGTGCTAATTGTTAAAAACAACAAATTAATTAATAGCAAATATTTATATTATCTTATAAGTGATCAACTGCCTGTATTTCTTTCTAAATATCAAACAGGGATAAACATACAACCAGATGTATTTAATCATATGGAATTAGTAATACATAATGATATTAAAACACAGAAGCATATAGCAAACATATTTGACAAAATTGATGAAGATATAAAAAAAGAAGAAGAACTATTAAAGAAATATCAAGATTTTAAAAAGTATCATATTGGTAAAATGTTTGTATGATGGAAGAATTAATAAAATACTATGACAAGGTAAAAATCCTATGCAAGGTAGATATCAAAACAATAAAATATGTTGAATATGATGATTTATATGATTATTACATACACAAATTATTAGTATTATGGAACAGATATCAAGTTAAACATAAAGAGAATTATACATTTGAAAAACTATACAATGCTGATAAACAATTTTGGAAATACAATTATCTTAATTCATCAAAGGTAAGGCATGAAATTTATGAAGAAGATATTATTGATAAACTTGATTTTAAAAATCCGATAGTCATTTATAACAAATCTTATAATCCACAACATGAGATAGACACAAAAATATATCTTAATGAATTAATAGAAAAGGCACACTTAAACCAACAAGAACTTAAATGTATAAAATTATTTTTAAAAGGTTATACAATTGGAGAAATCAATAACATTTTAGGAAAAAAAGTGTGGATAAATGTTAAAAGCAAAATGAAAGGAGTTGAAAGTTATGAATCAATACGAAAGAAGATTTTATGAGGATATTCATAAATTAGTAACTATTCAAAAAGAAATATTAGCAGAATTAAAGAAAATAAATAAACCAATAGAACTAACAGAAGAAGAAGTAGAACGAAAAGAACTTGTAGAAATGGGTATATGGAGGAAAAATGATAAGAGAATTTGATTATAATTCTATAACTCTTCAAAACATAGCAGATAATGAACATTTAGAGTTTATATGTGATGGTGATAAGCAAAAAGTTGTTGTCAATTATAATAGGTATTTTATGACTAATAACGATAGTTTTGTTGATATGTTACAAACTTATTTTCCACCATTTTTACAGCAATTTCTTAATGAATTTGCTGTTACAAAGTTTTATAAAAAAACACTAGAAAATAGAAGAAGTAGTATAGATGAAAGTATTGAATATTATTATTTCTTTGATTGGGAATGTCTTGATTTATCACCTTATAAGTCATATTCAAATTATGAGAAAGTAAAGGGACTATTGAGAGTTGGAAGGTTTGGATTGATACCTAATTATCAACATGATGAACTAAAAACAATAGTAATTGATTTTAGAAATAAAGAAGCATACTTAGAAAGAGGTTTAGCAATTAAACCATATGCAAGTTATGTATTAAAACATAGACAAGAAATACCTAAATATATGCAACCTTTAATAGATAAATTATGGGTAGATTATGATAATTATATTAGATCAGAGGAGAGTGAATGTAGATGAGTTTAGATATAGGAGTAAGAGCAACAAGAGAAGTTGAGATATTTGATAGGAATATTACTTATAATCTTTCAAAAATGTACTACAAATGTATTCCTGGAGGTTTCAAAACATTAGATGGTATGAGTTGTAAAGAAGCATTACCAATTTTACAAAAAGCCATTGAAGATTTAATAGTGAATCAAGAGGAGTATGAAAAACTAAATCCTGAAAATGGTTGGGGGACTTATTATGATTTATTAGAAGCAATTAAAGAAATGAGAAATTGTTGTGAAGATAATCCAGATGGAATTATTGATGTATGTTAGGAGGTGAAATAGATGGAACATATTAAATTTACAAATGCTAGTATAGTCAAAGGTATGAGTGATGAAACAAAACATAATTTTGCTAATTATTGCATTGCAAACGACATAGAACCAGAAGATGTTATTGAACCTATAAAAAATGTAGCAAATGCAACAATCAATTTTGCAATAGATTTATGTAATAAATATTTTGAAAGTCCTATTGGTAAAGAATATCTAAATATGAGAAAAAAGATAGAAAATATAGGTCAAAAATCATAAAAACTATTTTAGATAGTAAAAACTAGTTAAAGCATTGATATATATAGTCTTATTCAATGTCTACTAGGTGCAATATAACATATGGGTAATGTTGCATAAAATATATAAGGAGGAAATAAGATGAACGGAGGTGTAAAAAATGGAATTAAAAGTTGGAATGTATGTAAGGCTGGTAAATGATGTTGAAGATATAGTTGTTATAAATAAAATTGCAAATGTATTTGAAACAACTATATTAACTGAAAATAATGGCAGTATCTATCAAGGAGAATATACAAAAGAAAATGTAGTTAAAGCCAGTTATAACATAATTGATATTTTAGAAGTAGGAGATTATGTTAATAGATATCCTGTTACTGCAATTTTAAGCAGTAATAATAAAGTATATGAGATACAAGTTAAAAGACCTAATAATAGAACTGGTGTGTGGATTGAAAGAATAAGAAAAAATGAAGATATTAAATCAATAGTAACAAAAGAACAATTTGAAAATATGGAATACAAGATATAAGGAGGGATACATGGAACAACCAAGTACAGTAGATGTGTTAGACAACATCTGCAATGCAATCAGATTATTAGAAGATAATGAAGAGTATTTTGAAAAGTTGTTTACCTTACAATCATTAACTGATAAGAAGATAGATTATTGGTTACATTACATAGAATTAGAGCCTGTTAAAGTTACAGAATCATATAGGATCATTAAAGAACTACATAAGTTAAGAACTGAAAGAAGAATATATAAAAATCAGTTAGAACTAATGAAAGTGTTCCATGATAATGAAAATAAACTATGTAATGAGGGAAATAGAAAAATATTATTAAATCAAATACATAAGACTAGAAACAAACAACAAAATGCTCAATATGGATATGATGCCTATACAAAAGAAGAAGCAGATGAAATATTAGGAAGGAAAAGCAGTGATAATAATGAAGTCATTTAAAGATCAATGTGATGTATGCAATAAATGGGATTATTGTAGTGGACACAATGGTTTAGTTTTATGTAGTAAATGTATTTCCAAGGAAATAGAAAAGAAACCTGAACCATTGAGAATAGAAAGTACTAATGCTAATCAAATTACTAAAAAACAAATTAGTTTATTTGATTAAGCATTATGCTTCAAATAGTAAAAAGAGGTGATTATATGAAAGGTGAATATTTAAGTTTATATACAGCAGAGAAATTGGCAAAGTTAAATAAATTAGAAACGAATTGGAAAATGTTAGTAATGTTCTTGGTAGATACTTTTAACGAAACTCAAGAAACAGTATATCTAGATATATTACTAAAAATGAAAGAATTGGAGGGGAAAAATGAAAACTGATTTATATAAAGTGGAGGATATGGTTAAAGATGTGCTAACTAGATTTGAAGATACTAGATCAGATGATTTTGTCTTATTGTATAGAGTATATCAGTTAATTAATGAAAATGTGGTAATTAGACAACCATTTTATGATGTTATGTTAAATCATAAAGAATATAAATTACCAGCATTTGAAAGTATAACAAGAGCAAGAAGAAAGGTACAAAAAGAACATCCTGAATTAGCGAATGAAAAAGTTCAAGAAGCAAGGATTAATAAGACTAGTGAATATATAGACTATGCTATTGGAGGATATAAGAATACCTTTACTAGATTTGTAGATAGTCAAGAGTAATATGCTTCAAATAATAAATTACAGATAAAAAATGAAACAAAACTATTGATATATATTATCATATATGTTATTATATATATAGAGGTTAGGAGATAACCTACTAAAACATCAAAGGGGAAATACAAAATGCTAACAAACAAACAAGCAGTAAGTAGAATTAAGAAAGTTTATAACAAATCAAAATATAAAGAGTTTGATGAAGTTATAGGCTGGTATGTTGATAAGGAAACACCTACTACTTATTCTTGGAGGTTTGAACTTGATGGGAAGAAAACAGAAATTAAATGCAGCAAAGAAACTGGAGCAGTTGAAGTCCTTTAAGGGCTTCAATGCTTCAAATAGTAAATAAAGGAGGTGTTAAAATGAAATTAACAAATGAAGAACTAACTAAATTAATTTTTTGTATTGATCTAGCCATACAAAAATTTGGAGAAAACAAAGAACTAGAAGATTTAGCAGACAAATTAATAGAAATGAAAAATGGAAATAAGTAGGTTATCAATCAGGGGGAGTTCCATTTTTTGAGCCAAAAAAGCACCTTAAAAAAGTTAAAAACTATTTTAGATAAAAAATAGGGCTTAAAGTCTTGATATATCTAGGCTAGTTAGTACTTACATAGGTGCAATATAAGATAGTGGTAATGTTGCATACTGAAAGGAGGGGTATATGGAACAAATTAGTATCTTTGATATTGAAAAAGATAATACATATACAAGCATATTAGAACAACTAGAGAGTTATGGTATTGATGAATATTATAGAAAACATTTTAAAGGTAACCATGAGTTGTTAAGAACTATAGAAGAAGAATTAGAAAAGTTACCAAATTACCATGAATATAGAGAAAAGATGTACAAAATGTTGGTAGAGCATTTTAAAGATAGAGAAGATGTAGAATTAATTTACTTCAAAGAATATGACTATATAAGAATATATGAACCAACTGGTACAGGACCACTATATTGTTTAGAAATGTTAAATAAAGAAATTCTTTAAATTGGAGTGAAGATATTGAACATCATAGAAATTAACATCAGTGATATTAAAGAATATGAGAATAATCCAAGAAACAATGAAAATGCTATTGGACCAGTAGCAAATAGCATAAAGGAGTTTGGCTTTAAAGTACCAATTATTCTTGATAGAGATAATGTTATTGTTGCTGGACATACCAGAATTAGGGCTGCTAAAAAATTAGGCTTAGAAACTGTTCCTTGTGTAATTGCTGATGATTTAACACCAGAGCAAATTAAAGCCTTTAGACTAGCAGATAATAAGGTCGGAGAAATTGCAGAATGGGATTTTACTAAATTAGAAGAAGAACTAAAGGCTATTCAAGATATTGATATGTCTGATTTTGAATTTGATATGACAATGTTTGAAGAAGAACCAGAAGCAGAAGAAGATGATTTTGATATTGAGGGAGCATTAGAAGAGGTAGAAGAACCGAAATCAAAGTTAGGAGATATATATCAACTAGGAAATCACAGATTAATGTGTGGAGACAGTACTGCTATAGATGATTTGGAAAAATTAATGGATGGTACAAAAGTAGATTTATTGATTACTGATCCTCCTTATAATGTCGATTATGAAGGTGGTACTGGTTTAAAAATTAAAAATGATAAGATGGACAATGATAGTTTCCGCCAATTTTTACGAGATGCATTTGCTAGTGCAGATAGTGTAATGAAAGAAGGAGCAGTCTTTTATATTTGGCATGCTGATAGTGAAGGATATAACTTTAGAGGTGCTTGTTTTGATAATGGTTGGAAAGTTAGACAATGTTTAATTTGGAACAAAAACTCTATGGTTATGGGTAGACAAGATTATCATTGGAAACATGAACCTTGCTTATATGGTTGGAAAGAGGGAGCAAGTCATTTATGGGCTAGTGATAGAACTCAAACAACTGTATTAAACTTTGATAAACCATCAAGAAATGCAGAACATCCAACAATGAAACCAATTAAATTATTTGACTATCAAATTCAAAACAATACAAAGAAGGAAGATATAGTATTAGATTTATTTGCTGGTAGTGGAACAACATTAATAGCATGTGAGCAAAATGAAAGAAAATCTTATAGCATGGAATTAGATCCTAAATATTGTGATGTAATAGTTAAAAGATGGGAAGAACTAACAGGAAATAAGGCGGTATTAGTAAATGGTTAATAAAGCACTCAAAGAACTAAAGAAACTTAAATACAAGATACCTAAGAATACATATAAGACAATGAAAGGTCAAATACTTTCAGGAGATATAGAAGGATTTTATAAAGGTTTAAATAAAATGCTTCAAATAGTAAAAAAGTAGTTGACATAATTGTAAATAAATGGTAAAATGATATTGTTAAGGGTAGCATGAAGAGTATTTATACACAGCCCACAGGCTATCCTTAACAAATAATTTGTGGGTTGTGTATAGGTACTCTTTTTACATACCTAGAAAGGATAAGGTGAGGATATGAAAGAAGATAAAAGATATTATTGGATCAAGTTAAAGACAGACTTTTTCAATCAAGAAACTATAGATTTTTTACTATCTCAAAAGAATGGTTGTGAATATATAGTTTTGTATCAAATGTTATGTTTAAATACAGCCAATAACAATGGAGAAATGTGTTCTAAAATTGGTGAAATGATAGTTCCATTTAATGTAGAAAAAATTGTAAGAGATACTAAACATTTTGATTTTGATACAGTAACAATTGCATTAGGATTGTTTAAAAAATTAGGGCTTATATATGAAGAAACAGATAAAATATTGAAAATTGCTAACTTCAATGAAATGGTAGGAAGTGAAGCAGCAAATGCAAATGCTCAAAGACAAAAAAGATTTAGAGAAAGACAAAAACAGTTAAAATTATCCGTTACTAATAGTAACGCCGATAGTAACGATAGTAATGTTATTGAAAATAACGAAGAGATAGAGTATAGAGATAGAGATAAGAGTATAGAGATAGATATAAAGAATAAAGAAGAAAGAAAGAAAACATCTTACGATGAAATTCTAAATTCTATGGTTGAAAATAATGAAGTCAAAAATACTATTTATGATTATATAAAAATGAGAAAGTTAATAAAAAAGCCTATGACTGATAGAGCATTAACTATGCTAATTAATAAACTATTTAAGTTGTCAAATAGTAAACAAATTCAAATTAAAATATTAGAACAATCTATCTTAAAAAATTGGACCGACATTTATCCATATAAGGAGGAAAACAATAATGCAATCCATCAAGGAAATGCTAAATCAGACTTATCCAAGTACGATAGGTAGTAACATAGATGAAAATGGAAATGTCATTTTATCAAATTTCACTTTAGAAAAGAATGAATACATAAAAGACAATATGATTTATTGTACTGTATGCAATCAAAAAAAATTATTTGTAGGCAATGATTGGCGAAATAATTTGATTGCCAGGAGATGTGTTTGTAAATGTTATGAAGAAGAACAGCAAAGGCTTAAAGAGGAAGAAGATAGAAGAAAAAGATTACTAAGAATAGAGAAATTAAAAGATAGATCACTAATAGATAAAAGATACAAAAATATAAGATTTTCTGATTTAGATTTAACAAATAGAAGTTTTGCAGAAGCATTTAACAGATGTAAAAAGTATTGTGATATTTCATGTGAAGTATTTAACAAAGGTTATGGTATTTATCTATATGGAAATTCTGGTGTAGGTAAAACTGTATTAACTGCTTGTATGGCAAACGAATTAATGGAAAAGGAATATTCAGTACTGTTTACTAACTTCTATGAAATTTTAAAATCAATAAGAAATACATACAATTCTAAATCAATTGAAACAGATGATAATGTTATCAATAGCATTGCAGATGTGGACTTCTTATTCATAGATGATTTAGGAACAGAAAGTCTATCTAAAAATAGTGGTGATAACTTTAGTCAAGATAAGATATTTGAAATCATTAACAAGAGATATAACAAAGAAAAGCCTACTATATTTAGCAGCAACTATTCTATTAAAGATTTAGTAGGAAGTAGAAACTTTATGGATAAGACAGTAGATAGGATCAATGAAATGGCAACAGCAGTTATAGAAATAAAAGGTGAAAGTTATAGAGTAAAAAAAGTAAGAAATGAGGAGGTATTATTCTAATGACAGATAAAGAAAAAGAAATGTGGGAAGATGATTTAAAGTTTATTGAAAAATTAAGAACCGAAAATGAGACATTGAAAAGTCAAAATGATAATTATAAAAAGATAATCGGCAAGGCATTAGGAAAGATAAACAATATGTTTGAGGCTGGAGATGAATATAAAATCGTAGATAACTTACTAAAATTAAGTGAAATATTAAAAGGAGTGTCAGAATGAATATAGAAGAAATAGCCTTTAGAAATGTAGAAGAATTAATATGCTTACGAAATATAAGTTTATTAGCAATAATAGATTTTCTACAAAAAGATAGAAAAGAATGTCTTAATCAATTTGCTAAAACTCATAACGAAAGTGTTGAAATATTAAAAGAAAATAAACAATTAAAAGATAATTGGAATAAATTAAAAGAATGGTTAAAAGAATATAAAGAAGGCACCTATGGTCTTGGTTCTTATGAAACAGGTCTTTCTGATGGATTGGGAGATGTAATTAAAAAAATGCAAGAACTAGAGCAAGAAAGTGATAGTAATGAATAAAGAATATACTTACGACATTGATAAATACACGATAGGTGTAGATGAAAATGGAGAAGATGGAATTGGTATGACTGTTGCAAAAATAGAAAATGGAGAAATTATTTTTTTAGGCAATTGTTATGGAGAAAATGCTAGATGCCTAGATTTATTAATAAAAGAAAACCAACAATTAAAGAAACAATTACATGATGCCAGCATACAAATCCAAGAACTGATAGAAAGAGATATATGGTGTCCTAGTAATTGTGACAAATTAAAAGAGTTAAGAAAACAATATTGTGAAAGAACTGATTGCAGTGGAAGAACAATCTAAACTTATTACTTTAAAAAGAATTTTATCAGCATATAAAGAAATAATAGGAGTACCAGATGAAAGAAGTATGTAGAATAATTAAATTAAGAAAATATAAAAGTTTTTTTGATAAAGAAACAATAGATAAAATAGAAGGTCATGATTTTATAGTCTGTTTTAGTGATTCTACTTTTGAGTGGTGTATATCTAAAGATGAATTGACAAAATGTTTAGAAAAAGACCATATTAAAAGAATTAGGTACATATTTGATATGTCGGATAGAATCTCCATTAATAGAGATGTATTGATTGATACGAGTGAAATATAGGAGTAAAGAAATAGAGAAAGAAGGTGATGAGTAATGTTAGAAAAATTAAAAGAGGGCAGAGACTTTATACTTGTAATATGTATCTTTCTTTTAACAATATGCACATTAGAACTAGGATACTTAGTAGGATTAGAAAGATATGATAGGCATGATGTCAATAGAGATGGAAAGATAACATCAGCAGATTACATAGCAGTTAAAAATTATATTATGGATGAAAAATAGGAAGGGAGGAAAAACAAATGAATACAGGCGAATGTATAATTGTAGGATTAGGTATAGTAATTGCTGGATTAGTAGCATTAGCATACATTTCTGGCAAATATAATATGCTTGATGATAAGAAGAAAAAGTAGGAGGAAACATGAAAAAATTCACAAAAATAATAGAATTAATGGATAGAGATGAAGATGTATGCAATACAATTTCATTAATAGTATTCACAGTATTTATAGTTTTAATGACTATAATTTGTATGATATTTAATTAGATAAGGAGGAGAAAAGATTATGAATTATACAGATAGTGATGTACAAGCAATAGTAGATACAAAAACAGAACAATTACAAAAGGAAATATCTCTATTAAAAGAAGAATATGAGGTATTAAAGAAAACAAGTGAACAGATAGAGGAGGATCAAGCAAGAGAAATATATGAATTACAACAGAAGATTACAAAAGCAATTGAATATGTTAATAAACCGTGGGGATTAGCAGATCCCGAAGATGGAGAAAAAAACCATCAATATAAAATAGAATTATTAAATATTTTAAGGGAGGAATAATCGTATAGTTGTAGGTGATATATGAAGCAAAAAAAATTATCTGAAAGTCAGGAGGAATTGGTTTTAAAAAATGAAAACATAATCTATGATGTGTTGAAAAAAATGAACTTATATAAAAAGAAAGAGGACTACTATGATGTAGGAATGATTGGATTAATCAAAGGTGTTAAGACTTATGATGAAACCAAAGGCTTTGCACCTTCAACATATCTCTATAGATGTGTTAGAAATGAAATATTCTTACAAATAAGAAAAGAAAATAGTGTTAAAAATAAATCAAACAAAAATACACTTTCTTATGATTATGTCTATAACAATGATGATAAAGATGAATTAGAGTTTAGTAATTTCATTGAAGATGAGACTCAAAGAATAGAAAAAATGCTAATAGAAAAAGAACAATATGAAGTACTTTATAAAGAAATTGAGAGCCTAAATGAAAAAGATAAATTTCTTATTAAAACTTACTATGGTATAGACTGTAAGAGAATTAAACAATATGAATTAGCAAAAATATTAAACATTAAGCAAGGAAGTATATCAAGAAAAATTAAAAGGATTTTAAGAAAATTAAGAGAAAAAATGAACGATTTTGAGTAAAAAATATTTTATTTTAATATAATAGTATTAGAAAGGAGGATAATATATAAAGTTTTTTGATTTTATGTATTATCTTTTTTTATTCAAAATGCTTCAAATAGTAAAGGAGAGTGAAGGAAATGAATATAATTAAAAAGATAGTTCCAGAAAGCAAGTACAATATTAAATGTCCTTATAGTATGACACCTACTAGAATAGTAGTACATAACACTGCAAATGATGCTACTGCTAGAAATGAGATAGCATATATGACTAGAAATAATGATGAAACATCTTTCCATTATGCAGTAGATGATAAAGAAGTAGTACAAGGACTTCCTGAAAATAGGAATGGCTGGCATGCTGGAGACGGTGGGAATGGAAAAGGAAATAGAGAAGGTATAGCAATTGAAATTTGCTACTCTAAATCAGGTGGAGAAAGATTTATTAAAGCAGAACAAAATGCAGTTGATCTAATTGTTGATATTTTAAAGAGATACAATTGGGGAATTGACAAAGTAACAAAACACCAAGATTATTCAGGTAAATATTGTCCACATAGAACATTAGATATGGGTTGGAATAGATTTATTAAAATGGTTGAAAATAAATTAAATGCTTCAAATAGTGAAAACAAAAAGATTAATGTAAAATATCAAGTATATGCTGGTGGTAAGTGGTGGAGTGATATCACTAATTACAACAATGTTGATTCAGATGGATATGCTGGAGTTTATGGTAAACCTATTAGTGGCTTTAGAGGTAATACAGTAGGAACAGTAGAAGCAGCAGGAAATCTAATCTATCAAGTTCATACTATCAATGGTAAATGGTTAGGATTGATAACTGATAGACAAAAAGATAAATATGGAGATGATTTCGCTGGCATTTTAGAAAAGCCAATTGATGGTATTGCTATTAAGTCAACAAAAGGTACTGCTAGATATAGAGTTCATATAAAAGAACGAAAAGATGAATATGGAAATATTGTAGCAGCAGGAAGATGGTTAGGCTGGATAACTAAGTTTGACATTAACGATTCTGTTAATGGTATGGCTGGTATTTATGGTAGAGAAATTGATGCTATTCAAATTGAAATAATTTAGAGTGATGAATTATGGCAGAAAAGACACCTAAAAAAAGAGGAAGAAAAAGTAATAAAGATTATCTTTTATCAAAGAAAGATGAAATAAAAAAACTTGCCAGTGAAGGTTATTCAGAAAAGCAAATCATTAAACATTTAGGAATTGCTCAATCAACATACTATAAACATAAAAGTGAGATTTTAGAATTATCGGAGTGTATCAAAGATGGTAGGGAGAAGGCAATCGAGGAACTAGAAAAGATTACTTATAAGACTGCTATGGGATATGAATACACAGAAGAGAAAATGGTAATTCAATTAGATGAAGAGGGAAACCCAGCAAAAAGAGTTAAAGAAGTATATACAAAATATCAACCACCAAATCCAGCACAACAACAATACTTGTTAAATAACTGGACAAAAGGTAAATACACTAAAGATCCTTTAGTGGCAAAGTTTAGAGAAGAAGAATTAAAACTAAAACAAGAAAGTGCAAAATATGAAGATTGGTAATTCAATTAGATAGGAGGAAGAATAATGGCAGAAAATTTATATGGATATTGTGGGAGCAAATGCAAACATGAGGTTTATAGTAAACAAGAAATTGATGATAAGTTCACAGTTGCAAGTGGTAGTTTAAGTATGACAGATGGTAGAGGTTCAACAACAATAAGTTATCCTGGCGGATTTAATAAAGATAACTGTGTAGTCATTTCGGCAGAAACTAAGTATTCAGGTAATGGTGCATGGGCTTTTGGTGCTGGTGTTGCTGGTTCATTTACTATAAGTGGACAACTATTTGCGAACCATATAACACTTACAACACATAATGATGGTGGTTCTGGTCCTACTGGAACATACGAATGTAGAGTAGTGTTGATGAAGATTAGTCAATAACTATACTTTACATAAAAATGTCAATCCCCTACCCTATTTTAAGTGATAATTAATTTTTAGAAATAGTTAATAAACCCTTATAAAATAAGGCTTTGCACGATAGAGTAGGGGAGAGATATACAGGTTTACACTGTAAATACAAAAGATTGAAGGTGATACTATCAGAAATATAGCAAATATAGATTTAATTAATAATACTTTAGGATATTCAAACGAAGGTAACTGTACAAATGAAATTCAAATCATTATAAGAACTGAAACAGTAACAAATCCTTATTTGGAATTTACATTGCAAAATGGAACTACAAAAACAACAAATGTATTAGAAATAAATGATGGAATTATAAATTATAATCCTCCAATCTCTTATTTCTATACAAATGGAACTGTTAAATTAAAGGTGAAATATGATGGAGGAAGTAGTAATTATATAACCTTTTCTATTCCAAAAAATTTAACAAGTACAGATGATATTATTTTAAAAATAGACAGTGGAAATTACTTAGTTAGAAAATCAACTAATTATAAATATAATGATTTACCAATTGCTTCAACAACTTCACTAGGTGGAATAATTGTTGGAGATAATTTAACGATTGATAGTAATGGAAAACTAAATGCACAAAGTGGAGGAAGTGCTGCAACTATTCAAGTAGGAACAACTACTACTGGAGAGCCAGGAACAGATGCACAAGTAACAAATAGTGGGACATCAAGTGCAGCAGTTTTTAACTTTGTTATTCCTAGAGGAGCAAAAGGAGAGCAAGGTGAAACAGGACCGCAAGGTGAACAAGGTGTTCAAGGTGAAAAAGGAGAACAAGGTATTCAAGGAGATACAGGACCACAAGGAGAACAGGGAGTGCAAGGAGAACAAGGACCAAAGGGTGAAACTGGTGAAACAGGACCACAAGGACCAAAAGGTGATCCATTTACTTATCAAGATTTTACAGAAGCACAATTAGAAGAATTAAAAACAGATATAACAACATACTACAAAAATATAAAAAATACATATACAACCACAACAACAAATGTAACAACTATACCTATTTCATTTAGTGAGACAACATTTAGAAGTGATATAGATATATTAAGTGTTTATATCAATGGTTTCAAGATGGTAGAGGGAACTGAATATAATATTTCAAATAATAATATTGTATTGACTATTCCATTAGATGTAATTGGTACAGTAGTAGAATATTCTATTTTAAGGTCAGTGGCAGCAACAACAAGTGATTACAATTTGTTAAAAGGAGATACAGGACCACAAGGAGAACAGGGAGTGCAAGGAGAACAAGGACCAAA